ATATAAAACCTCGTAATTTGTGGGGCGATGGCGGAATTGGTAGACGCGTTGGTCTTAGGAAATTCTGCACCCCTTCCTATATATTCACTAGAGCATATAATACAACAATACCAATGTGTTTTTTTAAACATATAATATATTCACTAGTGCATCATTCATGCAACACCATGCAACTAAACTAGCAGGGTGTTACATTCTTAAACTGTGCAACTGATGAAGTAGTGAATAGTAAGGAGAACACTATGGGTACAGAATTGCCTAAGACCAACGCTAATAGCAGTGTTGAAGAAAAGAGCCTGTTGCAACAGCAACTTGAAGAACTAGTCAAAGTGGGTGTTGGTGGTAAATTTAGAAACCAAAACACTGAAGACTATGTAAAGAAAATAGAAGAAGAAATAGCTTTTGAAGAAGCTATGATTAGAGGTGGTATTACTAGGTATCAAAAGCTGATTAAAGATGCAGTTGTTGATAGTCAAGAAAGTACGACATTGTATGGCATAGTCCTACAACAGAAGTATATCACTGAGTTATCTAAGTTAATCAATACTGAGGTTGAAAGTATGACTTCTGGTGTTGCAGGTAACAGGCAAACAGCACTTAAATTGATGTGCCAATGTCTGCCAAAATCAGCATTTATTAATGAGGAGTTTATTCATAACAATCCTAATGTTTGGGACACTGTAAGCCTTATTGCATTAAAGAATGTTATTGATGGTATTTCAGCAGAAACCACACTTAATAAATTAGCTATAAAACTAGGTACAGCTTTAATGTTAGAAGCTAAAATTACCATCTTCAAAGATGAGGAGAAGGATAAATACAATCAAGTAGCCAAGAGACTAACTGGTAAAAACATGCCACAGAACGCAAATAGATACCTCTACAAGCGTAAGGTTTGGACTTATTGTATGAACAAACACAATCTACAATTTGATGATTGGAGTAAAGAAAGCCAATTACATCTTGGTGTTAAGATTGTTTCGTTATGTGAACAACTAGGATTAGTTAGACATCAAAATAGAAAGACAAATAAGATTAAAACTATTTGTTATGTTGAAGCTACACCTAAGATTGTAGAGGAGATTAAGAACTTCAATATTAAGAATGAAGCTCTTTATCCTAAATACCTTCCAATGCTAATGCCACCTAGAGAATGGGAAAATCCTTTTGTTGGTGGATATTATGGCAAGAAGCATAACTACAAACAACAATCAGCTAAAGAAATCAGTCAATCAATTAATAAGGAGAATAAATAATATGCACTATAATTTAGTTAAAGCGTCAAACAGAAGATACCTAGAAGAACTAAAGAACCTAACAAAAGAAATGCCTGTGGTTTACCAGTCGGTAAATATCATGCAACATACTGAGTGGGTTATTAATAAACCTATATATGAGGTTATTAAGCAATGTATGGATAATGATTTTCCATTAGGTAAATTACCTGTAAATCCAAAGACAATAGAACTTCCAATTAAACCTGTAGATATTTCTACTAACAAAGAAAGTTTAATTAAATGGAAGAAGGAAGCATCTAAAGTTTATTCTGGTAGAGCAAAACAAAACTCTAAGTTCATACAGGTTAGACAAATAATGGAAGAAGCTAAAATGCTTTTAGACAAGGGTGGTTTCTTTTATCCTTATCAATTAGATTTTAGGTCAAGGGTATATCCTAAACCTGCAATGTTAAGTCCACAGTCTGCAGATTATTCTAGAGCCTTATTAACTTTTAAGTTTGGTAAAAGAATAGGAGACAACTTTGATATACTTGCAGTAGCAGGTGCAGGTCTATTTGGAGAAGTAGATAAAGAAGAACTTCCTGTAAGAGTTAATTGGATAAAAGATAAAATGGAAAGGATTATAGAATGTGCAACATCTCCATTAGAATACACATGGTGGTGTGAAGCAGATAAACCTTTTTGTTTCTTAGCATTTTGTTATGAGATGAAAGCGTACAGTGATAGTAATTTTGATGATAGTTTTATAACTACATTACCAATACAAGCAGACTGTAGTAACTCTGGGTTACAGCACTATTCAGCAATGATGAGAGATGAAGTAGGTGGTAGTGCAACTAATCTAGTACCATCTAATAAACCAAGTGATGTTTATAATTTAGTAGCACAAGAAGTTACTAGGAAGTTAGAAAACAAAACTGATGATATGGCTAAGAAATGGTTAGCTTATGGAATAGATAGAAAAATCTGTAAGAAACCTGTGATGTGTTTACCTTATTCATTAACAAGGTATTCATGTAGACAATACTTAGAAGACCATGTCAGTAAAGAGTTTGTAGAAAGAGGTACTAAACATAGCTTTGGAGAAGACTTGTTTAAATCTACTGCATACTTAACACCTATTGTATGGGAAAGTATTAATGATGTAGTTGTTAAAGCTAGAGATATTATGGATTTCTTAAAATCTATAGCAAGACTAGTTGCATCAGAAAACTTACCTGTATGTTGGTCTACTCCTTTAAACTTTCCAGTACAGATGATGTGTTACAAAAAGGAAAGTAAAAGAGTTAAAACTAAAATGGGAGATAGCATTGTTAAGTTATCAGTTGCATCAGAAACTAATGTTATTGATAAAAGAAAAACTGCACAAAGTGTATGTCCTAATTTTATTCATTCGTTAGATGCTAGTGTTTTACAATTAGCTGTAGTGAAAGCTAAAGAAGCAGGTGTTGATAACTTTAGTATGATACATGACAGTTTCGGTTGCACTGCACCTGACAATAGGATTATGGCTAATGCTATAAGAGATGCTTTCTGTGAAATATATAAACAAGATGTTTTATTGAATTTTGCAAATGAAATGAAAGCTATGTTATCAGAAAAAAATCTAAAGAAATTTCCAACAATACCTACAAAGGGTAACTTGGATTTAGACCTAGTAAGAAAATCTGTATTTTTCTGTATATGATTTGTTTTATCCTAATATATGCACTACTGCATATAAAGTTCCACTTATAGCTAACTGAACTCCCATATTCCTTTCTAGTTGTTCAGTTGGCTACTCAACTAAAAAGGAGAAATCTATGAGTGATATAACAACAAAGGTAAGTGTTGCTTCTGAAGCCATTTACCCACACCTTGTAAAACCAGATGTTCGTTTTAATGAACTTGGAGAATACAAGGTAACTTTAAAGGTTAGCAAATCAGACGCTACAGAAATGCTTAAAGGTGTAAACCAAGCAATAGTAGACAGTCTTGCTAAAGCTGAAAAAGATAACAAAGGCAAAAAGGTCAAAGAAGCACCTAAGCCTTATACTGAAGAAGGCGATTTTGTTTTCTTCAAATTAAAAATGAAAGCGTCAGGTGTTAATAGAAAAACACAAGAGAAGTTTTCTCAAAGACCTACGCTATTTGATGCCAAGAAAAATCCATTACCTGCAAATGTAAGTATATGGGGTGGTTCAATAATGAAGTGTGCTTATCAAGAAGTACCTTACTACACACCAATGTTAGGTGCAGGAGTAAGTTTAAGATTGAAAGCAGTACAAGTTATTAAACTAGTAGAAGGCAAATCAGACAATAACATCTTCAAAGAAGAAGATGGTTTTGAAAGTAAATCAACAGGAAGCGAGAACTCAAATGCACCAGAAGTACAAGAGAGTTCGGATTTCTAAGACTGTTGAATTAAAAAGTGGTTTAGAAGAAGTAATTTATAACTACCTTAAATCAAACAAAGTACATTTTGTTTATGAAGGTATGAAGATTAAGTTTGAATTACCTACACAGAAAAAATCATATACCCCAGACTTCCCAATAAACGATAGGTTTATTGTGGAAGCGAAGGGTGCTTTTAATTCAGCAGATAGAAAAAAGCACAAACTCATTAAAGAACAACACCCAGAATTAGATATTAGATTTATCTTTTCAAACTCTAAAACAAAAATTGGAAAAAAATCTTTAACTACTTATGGAAAGTGGTGCGACTTATTTAAGTTTAAGTATCACTGCATACAATCAACCAAACAACCATTCCCACAAGAATGGCTTAAAGAAATAAAGGCGAAAAAATAATGCGAGATAATACAACATACATAGTCATTCACTGTAGTCAGACTAGACCATCACAAAAAGATGTTGATGCTAAAATGATTGACAGATGGCACAGAGAAAGAGGGTGGCTAAAGATTGGTTATGGTGGTGTCATCAAGCGTGATGGTACTTATGAACAAGGCAGAGCAGACAATGCAATTCAAGCTCATGTCAAAGGATATAACCATACATCATTTGGATTATGTTTAGTTGGTGGTGCATTAGAAGAAGATTGGCTAAAGCCTGAAGATAACTTTACAGCAGAACAATGGGATAGTTTAAAGAAACAATTAACAAGATTAGTTGAACTATACCCAGACGCAAGAATAGTTGGACATTACGATTTAGATAAACAAAAGACATGTCCTAACTTTGATGTCCAAGAATACTTACTTAACGAAGATATTCCCAATTACAAATTTCAAGACGCATTAACAGATGAAGCTGATTTGAGAGAAATGGAACTTCAAAATGAAGAACCAAATTAAACCAGATGAGAAATTCATTCGTCATGCTCCTTGTAACAACTGCAACTCCCAAGACAATTTAGCCATCTACGAATTTCATTCGTACTGTTTTGGGTGTTTGCAGTGGACACCTCTTAATGGAGAACAACAATTACCAATACAAACGAAAAGGAAAGAAGTGCTAGATTTAATAGAAGGTTCTGTAAACGCATTACCTAAGAGACAAATAAACTCAGAAACATGCAACAAATTTAATTATGAGACTGGAATATATAATGGCAGGAATTGCCATATATCTAATTACTACGACAAACAGTATAGTTTGGTAGCACAGCACATTCGTTTTGCTGATAAATCTTTTAAATGGTTAGGCGATACAGACAAGATTACTTTGTTTGGTCAAAACCTATGGCGTGATGGTGGTAAATCTATAATCATTACTGAAGGAGAAATAGATGCAATGTCTGTTTCCCAAATTAATAATCATAAATATCCAGTAGTATCAGTTCCATCAGGAGCTAGTTCAGCAAAAAAATATATTAAAAAAGAATTAGAGTGGCTAAGTAAATTTGAAAAAATTGTACTTATGTTTGACAATGATGATGCAGGTAACAAAGCATCAGTTGAATGTGCAAACATCTTACCAGTTAAAAAAGCATACATAGCTAAGTTACCTATGAAAGATGCTAATGATTTATTGGTATCTAATTTAGGTGCTAAAATAATTGATAGTTTTTGGGAAGCAAAAGCATTTAGTCCTGCAGGTATTATAGAAGGTGTAGATACAAAAGACTTATTATTAAAAGATACTTATGTTGAAAGTATTCCTTACCAATGGAATGGATTAAATTCTAAATTAAATGGAATAAGACTTGGAGAACTAAATTTATTATGTGCAGGTTCAGGTACAGGTAAATCACAAGTATGTAGAGAAATTGCTTATCACTTAATTAGTAACAAACATAAAGTTGGTTACATTGCATTAGAAGAAAATGTTAAAAGAAGTATTAGAGGAATAGTTTCTGTTGGTTTAAATAAACTAATACATATTCCTGAAGTTAGAAAAACTATACCTGATGAAGATATAGTTAATGAGTGGAATAAAATAAAAGATTACATAACCCTGTACGACCACTGGGGTAGTCATTCCACAGATGATTTATTAAATAAAATTCGTTACATGGTAAAAGGTTTAGACTGCAAAGTTATATTCCTAGACCATATCTCTATTGTTATTTCAGGATTAGCTGAAGGAGATGAAAGAAGATTAATAGATAATACAATGACACAACTAAGACAATTAGTTGAAGAACTAAATTGTGCAATGTTTGTTGTATCACATCTTAAAAGACCTGAAGGTAAATTTGGACATGAAGAAGGTACACAAACTTCTTTATCACATTTGAGAGGTTCACATTCTTTAGCTCAATTATCAGATGCAGTATTAGGTTTTGAAAGAAACCAACAGTCTGCTGATGAAGGCAATGTAATGGTATGTCGTGTACTTAAAAATAGATTTAGTGGAGATACAGGAATTGCATCAACATTAATTTATAACAAAGATACAGGTCGTTTGTCAGAAGGAGATTTTGATGAATGAAAAAATATTAACTAAATTTATTCTAGCTTTCTTAATTGATAAGCCAGATTATTTACAATTATCACAACACCAACAACAATTAGTTTTTGAAACATCAAAGACAATTATGGTGGCAATTTATAATGCGATTAAATACGACAATGTTTATCCAGT